GCACCTTTTTTTCGATATCATCAACTATTTCGGACGCCTTACCCTCTGAAAAAAGGAGGGGCAATGTTTTGTGCTCGATGACGATCAATTCGCCGATTGATTCAATGTTTGTGTCCTGCATGATTTCCCTCAATTTTTCTGGGTTAAAAAAGCAATTTTTATTATCAATGAATTAAAATCAAAAAACATATTGCTAAAAACATTAACGCCAAAATAAACTCAAAATCCTCATTACGCATGAATTTTTTGACAGTCTGGGCACGTATAGGTTTTCAGTTTATCTGAAATAGAATTAACTTCATATTCTAGGTTAAAACTTTTCAAAACATCTTGGGGTGAAACGTCTGAAAATTTTGACAACATAAATATATGATGGATTAACACGTTTTTAATTAATGCTGTCTTAATCTGAATATCTTGTGTAAAAGAGGTATCTTTAAATTTGAGCTGTAACGTCATTTCACGTTCTAAAAACTCAACAGTATTGACAAACATCTCCTGCGTAAGCTTTATCTTTTCATCATCGGTCATCTTTTTTCTCCCTATCAATCCTTTGTTGGATTTCTTCTCTGTGAATTATTACATCATCAGGGGCAACAAATCCAAGCCTGACCTGGTTTCCCTTTATTCCTAAAACTTTAACCTCAATATTGTCGTTTATAATTATAGACTCGCCTACATGTCTTGTTAAAATAAGCATAAATCCTTCTCCTGTTTAAGTAAGTTTAGTTAAAATTCCCTTGTCCTTTTATGGCGTATCGTGCAAACATCTCTATAGTGTTAACAGTCAAATTTAAGATAGTAAATGCCGCACGATACATATTGGTATTTTATATTTTTTTGTTTGGCGCGCCCATATTATAATATAAGTGGTTAACTTTAATTTTGACATGGGCGCATAACTTATTTTATTTTATTGTTGTATTGTTGATTCTCCAGATTTTTTGTCTTGATATGATTCTTGTATTTTATTTGCCACTTCTTCTGATTTTGTTTGTGATAATAGTTGTGGTTCTTCTTCTATATATCCAGATAATATATCTGATGATATATCTTTTATTTCTCTTATTTCTTCTTTTACGAGATTTTCATATAGTTCAATGCTTATCGGTAAGTATTTAAATAAATTTCTTATTACAGTCTTTTTTGCCATTTCGGCATAATCTGTTTTCCACGGGCCAAATTCGCCCGCTTTAGATCGTGATTTGATTGCATCAATCTCATTTCTAAACATAACACCAAATTGATAAGAACCGTCCTTTAATTTTGCTATGGCATAAGCGCATATAAATTGGCCCCTATCCCCCTGGTGTGGAATATGATCAAGTTTTTCCTCTAATCCATATTTGAAATCAAAATGATCATTCTCATAAACTGCTTGAGCGGTAAGAGAAACAAGTTGTCCAGATCGTCTGGCAAGATCAATCATTCCCCTATATCCGATAATAAACTGACACTCTTTAACAAATTTCCCTGTTTCCTTATCTTTTTTATTGAATGGTACCAAATAACCGTGACCTATCAAACTGCTGACTTCAAGACCGAGTTGGCTTGCTTGCATTATTGAGCCAAGTATAGATTGAAGAGTACACTTATTAAGCTCTGGCGTTTTTTTCATTTCAGTTGTTAATATTCTAATCATCCTATCGGCATTCATATGTTTTGGAAGTGCAGCCGATATTTGAGTTTTAAGCATGTCTTTATTGTTAGCCAAAAATGTGCTAAAGGTTTGTATTTCTGTGCTCAATTTAATCTCTCCTCAATCTAAACACTCTTGATGTTGACGGTTTTGTAAACTGACTATATATATCTGGATGAAGTTTTTTAAAAAAAGTTGTATCAAATCTATTTGATTGTTGGATTTTCCATGTACACAAAGATTCTCCAAACTCATCAACCAAACCGTCATAATCCTCTATTGAGGATTTTACAGAAAATAAAATATTTAACTCTTTTTCTTCCAACTCTTTTATTTTTTCTTTGATTTCTTTTACCTCTGAAATCAGAGTTTTTATAGCCTGAGTGGCTGGCTTCATAATCCCTTTTGTTTTCGTTATTAATTTGTTGATATCGCTTTCCGTTCTTGCTTCTGGTGGAATTCCTAGAAGAACATTGTTATTCCAAAAATCATGCTCTTTCTTTATAATAGCCTTTTCTAATCCATCATTTCTTTTATATGTATATATCCTAAAATCATTACCGCCAATCAATACGGCCAAGTCAACATATGGAGCATCATATACAATAGCATAATGCGCGCATTGTATTAAATATTCTTCAGGAATTATATCGCTTCCGACATCGCCCCACTTTGATGATGATCTTGAATCTGCTGTTTTGCACTCCAATATTCCACCGTCAAAAGCAATAAATCCATCTATATTTGCAAGCATGAATGGATGCTCTTTGCTGGATGATAAAGAGTTTTTTGTGCATACAACTTTATTAGTCTCTTCTTCATATTTTTTTACAATTACAGGCTCTAAAGCATTTCCCCAGTACATATATTGATTTTCTTCAGTGTGAAATATTTCATCTGACGTTTTCTCAATATAAATGTCAACTGGCGTTTTCCATTTTGACATTCCGCAAACGGCAGCAGCATCACTGCCGCCTATTCCTTTCTTTCTTTCTTTCAGCTGTGATTCAGTTAGCATTTTATTTGCCTTGAGATTTTAGTATATGAAGAACATGCTCTAACGTAGACTGTCTTTCATCATCAAGAGATCGTCTATAAAATATATTATTTAATTCTTCGACAACAAATTTTCTTTTAATATCTAGTTTAGGAAAAATGTTTATTCTTTCTTCAGGAGTAATGTAATCTCTCATTGCATTCATGCTAAAGTCTCCAAATAAAAAATAATTTAACTGTTTAAATTTCTTTAAGCTCTTCCGGGGATATATCTACAATTGTGGGATCTTCCGAATTAACTTCGGTTTTTAAATCAAATCTTCCGGAAACAACAGCTTCAAGAAATTGTGATGTTAATTCAGCTTTTCCCATTAATGATGAATCCTTTACTGCATTTTCAAAGATTGCTTTATCTGATGTAAGCGCGGCGATTAATGCTTGTTTATCTATTGACATAATTAAGACTCCAAATATTCAAAAGTTCCAAAGATATTTTGTATGTCGCATGTATCTGGCAACATAATTAAATTGTTTATATGTTTTTTTTCTTTTTGTTTTTTTAATTCATTCTTATTTAAAATTGTATCGTTTTTTATTCTTGCGCCATAAATTGATATTATTGTTGATAAATCATGATTTATCATTTTCATCATTAAGTCCTTTCGTAAAATTCACTTATTTAATAGCTTAAAATTATGATAATCATAAATATTATTATTGTCAAGTTTTTTTTAAAAAAAAATTTAAAAAGTTGCTATTTTTATTTTCGATTATTTTTTAGATAAAAAAATAGCCCTAAAACATTGAGTTAAAGGGCTATATTTACAGATTAAGCTTTTTGTATTGCTTTAATTAAAATATCTTTCCAGTTTGGCAAAATAGATTTGATGTTTTCAAAATCTAAGTTCCCCTCATTTATATTGTTATATTCTTTTTTATTCAATGATATAGACATCACAGTATTATGATCTAGTTTCAGAATATTTGATATTTCCAGTATTTTTCTGGGCATATCATTTACTCCGGCCTCTATTTTCGATAGGGCGGACTGTGACATTCTGACTTTTTCAGCCACATACTTCTGAGAAAGCCCCATTTTTTTCCTTGTAAACTTTATTAATTCTCCTGCACATCTATAATTTACGCTGGGGGTTGTGTATCGTGATAATTGTTGCATGATTTTTCTCCAATATAGTTTAATTTTGATGAAGTCAATTTTATTAAATAAGCTCACAGTAACGTTTGATCCAGCGATTTTTGAGCTTATAACCCAGGCAATTAAAAATTGACTTAAATATAATATAAAGCATACATAAAAATATCGCAAGTTTTTTAAAATCTTTCGCACAGAGGGGTTGCGCTACTTGATTTTAATCAATATAATATTCCTTTTGTAAAACCCTTCCTAAAAACTTTATGAGATGAACCATGAGCCTTAAGTCTGAAAAGTTTCCTCGTCAAAAACGACCACTTATTGATGCAATCATCAGATGTGTAAATATCACCAGATTTGCCAAGTCAATTGGCGTTAGCCGTCAAGTAGTAAGCGGATGGCTTTATAACTCAAAATATGCTCCGCCTCCACAATATTGCAAAAAAATTGAAGAAGCTACGATGGGACATGTGACCAGGGAGCAGTTAAGGCCTGATATTTTTGGCGCAACAGACGAAGAATCTCTTTCTGAAAAGCAAAAGATTACAGCCTGCATTTCCATACTGGAAAGCGTAAAAGATAGCTTGGGAAATAAGAAAAACAAAGGTAATAAATAATGGCGTCTGGAAGAATGTTAAGGGCTCAAATTAGCTTGAGTCCACAGGTGAACGACCTTTCAATTAAGGCTGCATTATTGTTCACATGGCTAATTCCTCATGTAGATGATTTCGGAAGAATTCATGCTGATCCTCGCCGAATAAAAGCAACAATTGTTCCTATGCGGGACGACATATCAGCAAAAGAAATCCCATCATTATTGAACGAGATAGAGGACAAAAGTTTGATCGTTCTTTACCGTGTTGATGGCGATTTTTACCTTCAATTGACCAAATTTGAGAAGCATCAGCAAGGATTGCACAAAAGAACCATTAGTAAGCTACCTGCTCCTGAAGCCGCGAATTTGCTGGATTCCGGGAAATTCCGGGAAATTCCCAAAAATTCCCACCCAACAGAACAGGAACAGAACAAGAACAGAACAGAACAAGAACAGAATTTAAAAGCATTGTCGGGATTGCCCGACGACGCATCTTTTCAAAAAAAATCTGAGATCAACAAAAAAATCAAAAAAGAGGCCATCGAGATCTTGGAATTTCTCAACCTGAAAGCGGGGAAGAAATTTAGGCAAACTGATGTCAATCTCAAAATGATTGAAGCCAGATTAAATTCTGGGGCGTCTGTCGAGGAATGCAAAAAAATCATCATTCGAAAAACCAGAGAGTGGATCAATGATTCGGCTTGGAAAAAATATCTTAGACCAGCAACGTTGTTTAACTTAACCAAGTTTGAGCAGTACATCGGCGAGCTTGTAGTTGTGGAGGAAAATTAATGTACGGAAAAATTCAATGTCCAGATTGTGAAAGTTATATTCATCAAACAGTGAAAGAATGTAGCTGTGGGTGGAGACCTCACGCAACACAGAAGATAATTGAAAAATTTTGCAAGTGCGGGAAAGAAACAGGTGTATCTAATCTTTGTTGGGAATGCTACGAACCTCTTAGACCAAAAAATGACATTGAACTAAAGTTAGAGGCTGACGAAAAAAAAAATAGAGATCAAGCAATCTTGGAGGGATGCGTCACTTCAGAAGATTTTATTAATCATGCAAAACGGGCGTTGGGAATTTCAAGATTTGGGAAAGAAGTTCTTGATCGTATTTCTCCATTGGGGGAACCAAAGGTTCAGAACCGGATGGCTCATCTTGAACTATCACCGCAAGCCAGGAAGCTGAAGGATGAACTTGACGAGAAGCAGAAATAAAATGTGCAAAAAATCATCAAAACCATTCCGAGCGCCTATTTTTAAAATAACGCGTATGACGAAGAATTATTTGCTGGCCTGTAGGGTAGGGTAGGGTATGGGGTAGATCGTCGATTCTACCCCCCATAAGTCGATGTCTCACGGAGGTATTTTTTGGGTATTTATGATTAAAATATAACTTTAATCATATTTATCAAAAATCAGGCACAATATTTTATGAAAAATAATCATGGATTTTTTTCATGATATATATAGTATATGATTTTAGTAAAATTTAAGGGTATAAAATGATGGATATTGAGGAATTAAAGTCTCATGCAGGATCATTTTCAAAAAAATGCGATAGATGTGAAAAATTTAAAAATAAACAAAAATTTAAAAGATTCAATTCTTTCCATCGTATATGCAATGAATGTTTTTTATCGGAAAGGAGCATTGAACATGAATCAAAAAATTAAATTAGTCGTTAAAAACGATTTCAATAAAATTAACTTAGAGCAATTGAATTCCGATCATAATGAAATAGTCTCAGATGGAGATGGATATATTCTTGTTTATAGAAATAAAAAAGAGAAATCATATTATATAATGTCAAATGGGTTTACAAATGAGGAGGGCGTATATGCCTCTCAATTGATTTGTAATGCAATAATAAATGATAGTAGTGAATTTAATAATCGAGGAAAAAACAAAAGTGAGTGAAACTTTAGATGATCTTCTTTGCTTTCAATTAAAGGCATTAAAAATAACCGGATTTGAAAGAGAGTATCGTTTTCATCCTAAGCGTAAATGGAGATTTGATTTTGCGGATGTTGAAAATAAGATTGCAATAGAATGTGAAGGTGGAATTTATTCCGGTGGACGTCATACAAGAGGTAAAGGATATGAGGGTGATTGTGAAAAATATAATCAAGCAACAATTATGGGATGGAAGATTTTAAGGTATACAAGCAAGTTTATTGCGAATGGAGAAGCAGTGAATGAGATCAAGCAATTTAAAGATTATTTGGGGATGAGATGACTAAAGAAAAAAAGGCAGTTGAAGAGTTTAGACAGAGGTTGATCGAGATATTGAGTGCGGGACTTGAGTTGAGTTATAAAATATATGCTGTTCAAAACCCAAATAAAGAATATAACGATAGATTTTTGGCTTATATTAATGGTGTTAAAAATTCAATTGAAGCCATAAAGGAGATGGAGTAGCCATGATAGGTCAAAAAACGTTATTTTCTTCAAATTCTGACGAGTGGGAGACGCCGCAATATTTTTTTGATGTTCTTAATGAGGAGTTTGACTTTAAATATGACTTGGCAGCAAATAAATCTAATGCCAAGTGTGAACAATATATAGATGATGCTTTTAATTTTGACTTTAGTAGGTGCGTAAGTTATTTCTGTAATCCTCCATATAGTAAATGTAAGGAATTTGTAGAATTGGTATTGGATAGAAATATTAATTGCGTTATGCTTTTGCCTTCTAGAACAGATACTAAATGGTTCCATGAATTTATTTATAATAAGCCTAATGTAGAAATAAGATTTATAAAAGGACGATTAAAATTTAGCGGCGCAAAATTTAATGCTCCTTTCCCTTCAATGTTGGCTATATTTAAAAGACAGGGTTAAATTATGATTGAAATTTTAAGTCATACGATCAATATCTCTTTTGGATATTTCTGTTTTGTATGTGGCCTATGGTTTGCTGTTGGAATGATTTTTGGGGTATTTTTTTATGACCGATGAACCAAAGAAAATAAAATGCTTGCGCTGCCAAATTGAAAAGCCAAAAAAAGAATATCAAAGAGATAGCAAGGAATATAAAACATGCAATAATTGTTGCAAAGGAGCAGCTATTCTCATTGAGAATTGCTTTAAAGATGCAATGAGATTATTTGATCATCCATATAACGGGATAAGCTAACAATGAGAACGCCGATACATGTGGCAAGATTAAAAGGAAAAGCAAAAGAATTTTTGATATGTGCTGATAAGTTTACACCATATGCTGTTAAACATATTTATGCCACGAAAGATATATTCGATCAATTATTGCAGTCAATATCCCCATCAATCCGTAATAATTATATTGATGATATTCCATTTAACGATAAAATAATTATTCCATTGAAATAAATTAAAAAAAGTGTTGACGCATCGCATGGGATGCGCTACTATCTTTGTAGGGGTGACAAAAAAGATACCGAAACACAAATATACCGATAGTGTTACCCTTTTAATTTATGGGAAAGGGGTTATATAAATGTCTCAAGAAATTCATGCAATATCAAATACAGTTCAGCATTCTACCGCTCATGGAATCATGGGGTTGATGATGATAATTGGATTCATTGTTTTATATAATCTTCCTTGGATTATAGCTTTAAAAAGAAAGCTTCCAAATACCTTGGCAATATTTCTTCTTGACTTCTTTTTAGGATGGTCTTTCGTTGGATGGGTTGTGGCTCTGGTTTGGGCTTGCGCTCATACAGAAGAGAGATCACCGATCAATATTACGCTGAATAATAAGGGGGATATTAAATAATGGCAGAAATAATTGAAATGACCCAACATTGGGAAAGATGTAATGGAATTGAAGATAATCGGATGGTTTTATTCTTCTGTGAAGTATGTAATGAATCATTAAGTCTTTTAAGAAAAAAAGATTCAATGTCTGGAAAGCAACAATTGTCTGAATGGTACTTTGGTGTTCACGAATGCAAGAAAAAAACATCCGAAGAAATAAGTGCTGCGCGCTGTCTTAAGGAAAAAGATGTCCCTATAACAATATGTGGAAGCTTTGAATGTGATGATGTAGAGATCAGCGTTTTTGATGAAAAGTCTGGAAAAATAATGTCGGGAACATCAAAGGCTATAAGATAATGATCGGCAAAGATGTATCTGCAATTTAAGCGGGAGAATTTAACGAATGATTAACGAGAAAATTATTTTAAAGTTCTTAAATGAAGAAGTTGATAAGATATCCAAAAGAGAATCTTATTATATAGAAAATATTGAAATCGTGAAAGAATGTAAGGTTGCAAAATATGTGTATTTACATCTAATAAAAAAAATAGATGATGGATTCTTTAAGGGTGAGTTTGATGTATGATTGATAAGGAAGATCTTAAGTTTTATATAACTAATAAGCTTCGGTATCATCATAATGCGCTTATGATGTCTGCGCAAAAAAACATAAAAATTCCTGGCCATCCAAATGATGATGGTGAAATTGCAAATAATATTTTTTGTTATGTAAAAGTATATCGTGCAATTTTACACGATATAGATGCAGGAGTATTTGATAAATGAAAGTCTACGCAGTTTATTCTATTCCAAAGAGTCCTGAGTATAGGCTGGAAGGATTGTTTAAAAGCAAGCAATCCGCTAAAAAATTTATTGAAGATGGTGTTTTTAAATGCTGGGAAAATCATAATAAAAGAAAATATGATATCCAAATTGAGACTATACAGGAGTGAAAATGACCAGTAAAGAATATGACAGAAATTATAGAATTAATATGCGAAAAAGGGGTTATGTTAGATTAGATAAATGGTGTCCTCTTGAATATAGAAAAATGATAAAATCCGTTATTGATGTTCTTTCTTGTCATAAAGAATCACCTGAATCGGCTGTCGAATTCCGCGCAGAAATAAATGGCTTGTGTTCTGCGATTCATGATAGGTTTGAGCGGGAGTATAATGTTGAAAATGATAAATCAGTATTTTAATTTTTTATTGAAGGAGAGAAGTGAATGTTTGAACAAAAAGAGATGAGAAATTTGAAAATATGCGCCTCAGTAATTGTCGGGACTTTGGCTCTTACTACATTTTCAGGCGGATTTTATTTGTTATACTGTGACCACATGTTGTCGCATCCTACTGATTTTTTTACTGGTGTTGGAATAGCTTTGGGATCTGCTGCAACGATGACTTCAATTGGTTACTGTGCTGTGAAATCAAGATTTTTTAAGCCTGAAGGGTATCATATTCAACAGAATAATAAATTAACGGAAATATCAGATAAATATGTTATTGCTCCTGCTTCAGGACTAGTTTGATTTTACGGGACTTTTTTAAAATGAATCAACCAACACAAAATATTAAATCTACAAAAAAACGTAGTGATACCGCAATCCAAAGAATCTGGAAAAACAATTATACAAAAAGAATGAAAGAAAAGGGCTGGTTCTATTTATGCAGGTGGATAAAGATTGAGAGTAAAGATAAAGCAATAAAGGCTCTTGAAGAGTTAAATCGTTAAATTTATGAGGTATAAAAATGCAGGAGAGACCAGATTTAAGTAAACAGAGAAAAACGATGATAAAATTTCATTCTCAAAATGAAACTCGTCAGATGTTTTTTAATAATCCAGGCAGATTTGGCATTCCGTATTCCGCTAGTGAAGAGGCTAAATACGCGGACATATTGGCTATGGAAAATTTTATAAACGGACTTGACAAAAATAATTTTAATAGTTTGGAATATTTTTATCATATAAAATATATGTTTAAATTTATTCTGGAAATCATTAAGGACTCGAGCGAACCTGATAATCTGAAATGTGATAATAGTTTTTCGAGGTAACTGAAGGGGAAAACCATGAATCTTTTAAACGAAACCATGAATGACTTAGATGTTCACGGTAAATTTGCTCATGACGTGTGCTTTGTTATGTGCGATGATATCTTTATGTCTTTTGAAGATTTCAAAGAATGGGCGAAAGATATAGAATACTATGACGGATATGGAGAATGTCAAATAAGTCTGAAACTTAAGATCGTTGGATTAGACTGGTGGTTGGAGCGTACCGAGTATAATGGTAGCGAATGGTGGGCGTTCAAGCAATTGCCCAAAAAACCGAAAACATACGGAAAAATCGTACTCGTAGCGCCTTAGTTTTAAGTATATTTAATGATATACTACATACTCTTGATGTATATAGCTTACAAATGACTCTTCGGAAAGACGAAGTCGAAAGGGGTTATGTGAGGTAGCTCCTTTTTTATGGGGGAAAATTAGGAAGTAACGCCACCTCTGTCGGATAGGTACCACCGCTCATGTCCCGTTATGGCTGGGTTCAACTCCAGCTCCCCCACCCTTTAATTATTTAATTTAAAATCTTAACATATACAAAATATTTGCAATTTCCATTCAGAATATGATAAAAATCAACATTGATTAATGTCTGGAAATAAAAATGTTGGAAACGATAGCATCGCTACGTAAAGAATGCGTTGAGTGTAAAAAAACATTCCATATCTGCAAATTCAGAAGATTCTCTCGAATACACCCAAAATGCAACAAGTGCCAATTGATATCTAATATTGATTATCAAAAAAATATGGCCTCTCGTGGTAATAAAATGAGATTTAACAATGGTGGAATTTGATTTTTTTATGGTGTAATATGATTAAAATCATATTTTATGATTGTCAATTGGTTTTGAGCCGTTATAAAAGAAAAGGCCACTATGCGTCCACAGCTTAAGATAACAGATAAAGACAGAAGAGAAATTTTTGAGATGGCATCTCGAGGAATGAGATATGCCGATATTGCGATAATCAAAGATATTTCTTTGGCAACATTAAAAAGAAGATGCAAGCGTGAGCTTTCGAGAGGCAAAAGAATTGGTATAGATGGTTTGCTTCAAACTGCTTATCACATGGCAAATGATTTGAAGAATCCGACCATGATGTGCTTTTTGTTGAAGACACAAGGTGGATTGAGAGAAAAGAGTCAAGTCAATATGACTGTCAATGAGAAGAAATCTAAAGAATCTACAAAGAGAGAAAGCATGCCAAATGATCCAATTTTGGCGGCCAAAACATACAGAGAAATTATTACGAGGACAGATTAAATGGCCGCTACCGAACTAGCAGATGATGGGACTCAAATTCCCGTTTATTCAATAGCAATGGCTTTTGCTTATGTATCTGGAAATTTATCAACTATAACGATTCAATATGCGGGAAATACATACGTGCAAACATTTACTTATTCGGGGGCGGACGTCACGAATATCTCGCTATGGGTGAAGCAGTAATGGTTAGCGCGGGAGAGTTTTATAAATGGCTCAGAGTTTTTAAGGTTCCTTTCGGTGGATCTACTGGTGGCGTTACAATCATTGCAGGAACCGGATTAACTGGTGGTGGTTTTGTTCCTCTTGGCGGCGCTGTTACTCTTGCGACTGCTGGCGCAGGTTCTTCATTTATTGAGGTGACTGGCACATCTCAAGCAATGGTTTCTAACACAAGCTATTCTACAAATAATGCAGGGCTAGTAACACTAACATTGCCCACAACTTCAGTTGTAGGAGATCAAATTACCGTTTATGGAAAAGGAGCGGGCGGATGGAAAATAGCTGAAAATTCTGGCCAACAAATTATATTGGGAGAATCTTCATCAACACCATCAACAGGAAGCTTGCAATCTACCTATAGATATGATGTTGTTAAATTGACCTGTATTACAGCAAATACTCTTTGGACTGCTGTTTCTGAGTCAGGCAATATTTCAGTATTGTAATGCCAATACCTTTCAAATTCGATTTTAAAAATCCTGATTATGTCAGTGTTTTTGAATGGAGATTGGAAAGACTAGATAGAATAAAAAAACATCCAGAAAGTATAGGATTTCTATTTCAGTTTTATAGAGATAATCCTGCTCAATTTATCATTGACTGGGGAATGACCGCGGATCCAAGAAATGTTGAGCGTGGATTACCTGCCGTCATTCCTTTTATCCTATTTCAAAAGCAAGAAGACTGGGTTCATTGGGTAATTGAGAGATGGAAGGCACAAGAGCCAGGCATTACTGATAAGTCTCGTGAGATGGGTATGAGTTGGTTATCAGTGGCATTTGCATGCACTATGTGCTTATTCAATGATGATTTCGTTGTGGGGTTTGGTTCTCGAAAGGAGGAATACGTCGATAAGATAGGTGATCCAAAATCATTATTCTACAAGGCGCGTCAATTTCTTTCTTTGCTTCCTTCTGTATTTACGGGCGCGTGGAATCAAAAAACAGATTCGGCTCATATGAGAATTATGCTAAGGCCAACAAACGCCGTTATGACAGGTGAGGCTGGCGATGGAATGGGTCGAGGAGATAGAACAAGTATTTATTTTGTTGATGAATCATCTCACATACAAAGACCGGAATTAATCGAAGCATCATTATCTCAAACAACCAATTGTAGAATTGATATATCAACTCCATTCGGATTGGCTAACCCCTTCGCGCGAAAAAGATTCAGCGGAAACATTCACGTATTTTCTCTTCATTGGCGAGACGACCCTCGAAAGGATGAAGAATGGTATCAGAAAAAAATAAAAGATATTGATGATCCAATTGTCATTGCGCAAGAAATTGATCTTGATTATTCAGCTTCCATGGAGGGAATTGTCATACCGTCAAAATGGGTTGCATCTGCAATTGACGCTCATAAGAAGCTTGGCATAAATGTCAGCGGAATCAGAAAGGCAGGATTTGATATTGCTGATGCTGGAAAAGATAAAAACGCGTTTTGTGGTCGGCATGGTTTTTTAATAGAGCATATCGAATCATGGTCTGGTAAAGGTAACGACATATATGCAAGCGTTGAAAAAGTATTTTTTAATTGTGACACTCATGATTACCCTATCGTTTTCTATGATGCTGATGGAGTCGGCGCGGGCGCGAAGGGAGATGCAAGGGTCATTAATGATAAAAGAAGCATGAATGGAGCAAGAATAATAGAGTTTGAAACATTCAGAGGATCTGGATCAGTTATTGACCCAGATAAAGAAATGGTAGCTGGAAGAACCAATCAAGACTTTTTTGAAAACCTTAAGGCTCAGGCATGGTGGTCTCTTCGACTTAGATTTCAATCAACATATCGTGCCATTGAAGAAAATCAACCATATGATATTAATGACATAATTTCAATATCATCTGAATCACCAGAATATATGAAGTTGGTTAGTGAATTATCTCAACCAACTTTTTGTCAAAGTAAAAACGGTAAATTAATGATTCAAAAAATGCCTGACGGTCAGAAATCACCCAATCACGCAGACGCCGTTATGATAGCATTTTCTCCTACTAACAGATTGGGCTGGATGAGTGATTATGATTGATAAAATTGTTTCAATTTTTAAAAAGAAGCCGAAACAGATCGAGGAGCCAGAGAAGATTTTTTCTACTGACTATGATTATGTAAAAACTCAAGAAGATAGCCGATATAATCTTGAAAATGCTTTGGCAAAAAGCTTTCAGCGCGACGTAGAGATAATGAAGCCCGTATCGGGCAATGCTATTGCGGGCACTGCCATGGATAGCTCATTAAAGTCCAGCATGTACAACCTTAATTCTTTTGGTTCATGCCAATCTATTATCTCTGAAGCTCAGTTAGCGTGGTACGCGTCACAAGGGTTTATAAGCTTTCAGGCATGCGCCATCATTGCGCAACACTGGCTTGTGGATAAAGCATGCACTATTCCTGCTGAAGATGCTATTCGTAACGGTTATGATATAACGGTAAATGACGGACAAGAAGTAGGTGAAGAAGTTATTGATGAGATCAGAAAGCAAAACAAAAAATTCAAGCTTGATCAAAACATGCTTCAATATGTTAGATTCGGCAGAATATTTGGAATTAGAATTGCCATATTCAAAGTTGAATCAAATGATAAATTATATTATGAAAAGCCTTTTAATCTTGATGGCATAACACCAGGAAGTTATAAGGGAATCGCGCAAGTGGATCCATATTGGATGGCGCCAGAGCTTGATGAAAAGTCTGTCACGGATCCTTCATCAATAGATTTCTATGAGCCTACATATTGGAACATAAGCGGAATCAGATATCATAAATCCCATCTTGTCATAATGAAGAATAGCGAAGTCGCGGACATTTTGAAATCAACTTACTTTTATGGTGGCGTCTCAGTTCCTCAAAAGATTTATGAAAGAGTGTATGCAGCAGAGAGAAGCGCAAACGAAGCCCCGCAGCTTCTAATGACGAAGCGATCGGTGGTATATAAAACCGATATGGAAAAAGCAGTTTCAAAGCAAGCACAGTTTGAAAATAAGGTGGCATTCAGCACTCAGTTTATGAATAACTACGGCGTGCGAGCGATAGACAATCTTGACGATGTGATCCATATAGATACCGCGCTGGGCGATATAGACAACCTAATCATGACTCAATATCAATTGGTCGCTGCTATCGCTGGCATACCGGCCGATAAGCTTATCGAGACTGCACCAAAAGGATTTAATGCAACGGGCGAATACCAACAGAAAAACTATCATGAGTCTCTCGAAAGTATACAAACGCATTATCTGGATCCTTTGGCTGAACGCCATATTCAGATTTTGATTCGCTCTGTCATTTGTCCGAAATTTAATATTCAACCTTTTGATTTCGATGTCACTTGGTCAGCATTAAATTCTGTTGATGCAAAAGAGCAGGCAGAGATTAACAAGATGAAAGCAGAAACATCTGCCGTGCTAATTACGGCTGGCGCAATTGATGGCGAAGACGTTAGAAAAACCATTATCAATGATCCAGACAGTGGATTTAATGGACTTGATATGGATGATATGCCAGAACCGATATCAGAAGAACCTGAAGACAAACGAGAGTTCGAGGATGTAGAGGAGCCATACCGAAGTGCCGAAAGACTTTAAAGTAACGGAAAGCAAAAAGGATTGGCACGAGTCAAGAGACAGTCAGATCATGACAAGTGATCCACTTAATTATAATTTCAGCTCTCAAATAAAATACTCAAAAGAATTGAAAAAGCTTGTCAGACGAATGACAAAAACGGTGCGACGTGAGATAGAAAAGTTCTTTAAATCCGATGACATGGAAGTGTTCCACGCGGAACAAGTCAAGATGGCTCAGGACGCAAGCGTGGCATCACAAGCCAAAATTCTGACAAATAAGTTGATATCTCGATTCACGTGGTTGTTTAATGATAAGGCTCCTGACTTAGCAGAAATGATGGTCAATTCTCAACTGAAAAATAGCAGAGTGAGTCTTGCCGCAAGCCTGAAAGAGTTGAGCGGAGGATTGACGATAAAAACAAACTTTATGACGGGAGATTTAAACGAGGTTGTGAAATCCATTGTCGCTGAGAACGTCTCGCTGATAAAGTCTATTGCAGATGTTTATTTATCTAATGTTCAGAAGTCAGTTTTAAGATCAATAACATTTGGGCAAGGATTAAAAGATTTGATT